GCATGCCTAATCCACACGGTATGACGGCTGATTTATTCAAGAGATTTGAAATGGTCATGTCAGGTCACTTCCATACGAAATCAAATAAAGGTAATGTACACTATCTTGGTTCTCAAATGGAGTTTACTTGGAGTGATGTTGATGATCCTAAGTTCTTCCATATACTGGATACTGAAACACGTGAGATTACTCCTGTACGCAATCCTATTACAATGTTTGAAAAAATCGTTTACAATGACGAGAAAATAGATTATAATAGTATAGATGTAGAGCAATATCGACATAAGTTTATCAAAGTATTGGTTGTCAATAAGACAGACCTGTATCAGTTTGATAAGTTCATTGATCGATTGCAGAGCATTGAGTTACATGAATTAAAGATTGCTGAGAACTTTGAAGAGTTTGTTGGTTCAAGTGTTGATGATGATAAGGTCTCTTTGGAAGATACAAAGGACTTGCTTGATACATATGTTGATGCGGTCGAAACAGATCTAGACAAAGATAATATTAAAATGAAGCTACGGGAACTATATACCGAAGCACAAAACATTGAGGTTGTATGATACACTTTAAATTATGTAGATGGAAGAATCTTCTATCGACTGGTAATGAATTTACAGAGATTCAATTCGATAGAAGTCCAACAACTCTAATCGTTGGTCAAAATGGTGCAGGTAAATCTACTTTACTTGATGCGTTATCGTTTGGTCTCTTTGGTAAACCACATAGGGATATTAAGAAAGATCAGTTGATCAACTCTATTAATAAGAAACATTGTGTGGTTGAAGTAGAGTTTAAGATTGGTGCATCTGATTTTAGAATTCATAGGGCAATTAAACCTGGAAAGTTTGAAATCTATCAGAACGGCAATCTGATTAATCAGTCTTCAAGTGCTCGTGATTATCAGAAGTTCCTTGAACAGAACATACTGAAACTAAATCATAAATCGTTTCATCAGGTTGTTGTACTTGGATCGAGTTCTTTTATTCCCTTTATGCAACTACCTTCACACACTCGTAGAGATGTAATTGAAGATCTATTGGATATTAACATATTCAGTAAGATGAATGGTCTACTAAGAGAACGTAATGGTAAGATCAAAGAAGAGATTAAAGATATATCTCATCATATTGATTTAGTGAACAGTAAGATCGCTACTCAAAATAAGTATATAAAGAATCTAGAATCATTGAATGAAGGTCAAATCGACGATAAGCGCAAAAACATTAGTGAACATAAAAAAGTTATTGATGAAACGTTTAATGAATCTAGAGAGCTTGGCGAAGGCCTCACTAATCGTATGACTGGATATAGTAGAACCTATGAGAAACTAAACGATCGTTTGTTGTCATTAAGGTCTAAGGATATACAGTATAAGAATGATATTACACAGCTCGTAAAGAATTCAAAGTTCTATGAAGAGCATGATGATTGTCCTACATGTGATCAAGTCATAAGCCAAGATAAGAAGACTGAGAAACAAGAAGAGCTAAAACAGAATGCTATTCAGATTCAAAGCGATAAGGCAAAGGCTGCTGTCGCTATGAATGATTTGAATATCTCTATTAACTCAGTGTTAGATAGTCTTAATGAGTTAAAAGAAAAGCAAGGTCAAATTCTTTCAAACAATGAAAAGATCGCGGTCTTACAAAGTGAAGTTGATAAGACTCAAAAGGAAATCAATTTGCTATCTGGTCAGAATGGTGATCTTAAAAAAGCTAAGGTTGAATGTGATGAATTCCGCGAGTCAAAGGATTCATTCACTGAACGTAAACTAGAGTACCTTGAAGAAAGAACATACAATGAAGTCATTGGAGAGATGCTCAAAGATACCGGCATTAAAACTAAAGTGATTAAACAGTATTTGCCTGTAATGAACAAGATGATCAATCAATACTTACAAGTGTTGGACTTCTTTGTAGCATTCCATTTAGATGAAAGCTTTAACGAGACAATCAAATCTCGTCATCGAGATGCATTCAACTATGCTTCATTCTCTGAAGGAGAAAAACAACGTATAGATTTATCTTTGTTGTTTACATGGCGACAGGTAGCTAAAATGAAAAACTCTGCAGCCACTAATCTATTGATTCTGGATGAGACATTTGACTCTAGTTTAGACGTTGATGGTGTAGATTCCCTTACAAAGATCCTAGATACCCTTGAAGATGGCTCAAATGTGTTCATTATCTCACATAAAGGTGATGTTTTAGAGAATAAGTTCAGATCTAAGATCGAATTCATTAAAGAAAGGAACTTTTCAAAGGTTAAATAGTGTACTGTCACGAGAGGCACCTTAAAGTTATGAACTAAGGGGTATCACTTACTGATTCACTCTCGTGCATATAACCAAAAGTTATATACGTTATAACAAAACAATCTAAAAATACTACTAAAAAATGTTTACATTAGCACCCACCTATGATATAATATCTATATTATAAAGGAGTACATATATGTATCAAGTAAATCCACTACTCGCTAAGCTTTTAGCAAAAGAGAATCTAACTGTTGAACATGGCAATTATCATACTGCTTGGTTTGATGTTAAAAACCGTGTACTTGGTTTGCCTATATGGAAGGATCGAGGTAAAGACGTATATGATCTATTAGTAGGTCATGAAGTAGGTCATGCCTTATACACTCCATTAGAAGGACTACACGATTCAAATGAAGAAATCAAAGGTTGTCCTCGATCGTACATTAACGTTGTAGAAGATATTCGAATCGAAAGATTAATTCGTGAAGCATATCCTGGACTAATTCGTTCATTCAAACGTGGTTACAAAGTCTTATTCGATACAGAGTTATTCGGTAAGGATCATGACTTTGCTACAATGAAATTGATCGATAAGATTAACCTTAAGTCTAAGCTCGTTGATTTAATTGATGTACCATTTAATGATGAAGAGCTTGAACTATTTAATGAATCATTGAATACTAAAACGTTCTCTGATGTATGTACTGTAGTAAAGAAAATCCTTGCTTATACAAAAGAGCAAGAAGCTAATAATAACGAAAAGCCACAGCAAGAAGATGCACAACCTACTGACGGCGATAGTGATGACAACAATGGCCATGATGATCAAGAGCCGGATGAAATTAAATCAGATTCTGGATCAGAAGAAGACGAATCAGAAGAAGATGACGTTGAAGAAGACGAAGACGAAAAAGAAGTAGAAGAAGACGAATCAGAACTTGATGATGAATCACCTGCTGTAGACGAAGATGGTGAAGACACCAACAAATCTTTAGAAGAGGACGAATCAGAAAAGGAAGAAGGTGGCAACATTACTCCTGCAGCTCCTATTCATAACGAACATGAAGAGATCTCTGAGACTGATGAGTTATTTAGATCTAACGAAAAAGAATTACTTGACGTAAACGAAGACGGTAGACAAACATTATTACTTAATGACTATAATCAAGCAGAAAGAGATAGAATGATTATACCATACGCTAAACTTAAGCAATATAGAGAGCAAAACCGATCTCGTACACATAATCATTGGGAAGAAACAGAAGCAACGTACAATGTTCGTGCTAAATGTGCATCGTATATGAAAGATGTGAAGAAAGCGGTACAACCTGCAGTAAGAGAATTCGAAATGAAGAAAGCTGCTTATCAATGGCAGAGAGCATCAACTGCAAAAACTGGTTCAATCAATGTTGATAAGCTATATTCTTATAAGTATGATGAAGACATATTCTCACGTGTAACTCAAATGGCTGATGCTAAGAGTCATGGTCTTATGCTCTTGGTTGATTACTCCGGTTCTATGCATGGTGTTATTGGTAATGTTATTCAGCAGACTCTGCACTTAATAACCTTTTGCAAATCTGTTAATATTCCATTTAGTGTGCATGCCTTTACTACTTCGTATGAAAAGAAACAAACACGATCCGGTTGTATGGATTCCGATGATATGTCACTTATCGAATTGATTAATTCTGATTTGAATAAAAAGGATTTTGATGAAGCTGTATATAACCTAACGTTACGTCTTGTCACTGCTGGTATAATTGATATATCTAGCCATGGCAATGTACTAAACAATTCGAAGATACGTCATCTAGTTAATCCTAGAGAATATATGGGTGCTTGTGAAGAATTCGGTTCAACTCCTCTTAATCAAGCTTTAATGGTTATGAACGATGTTGTTAAGAAGTTTGTTAATAGACATCAAGTGCAAAAGCTAAACTTTGTTACTATCACTGATGGCGATGCAAATAGAATATACACATCTCGTAATAAGACAAATGCAATGGAGACTACACCGGCATTTCGTGAAAATTCAGCAATTAAAGTCGAAGTTGGTGGTAAGATTATCGATACTCGTACTGGTAAATCTATGACAACCGATTTATTAAATAATATTCGTAAGACATATAATGTGAATACGATAGGATTCTTCATTGCTTCAAGAAGTTCTGATTTTAACTATAGAGTTGTTGGTATTGAAATGGATAAGAACCCAGATACCTATGTCGAATTCAACGGGGCTAAACGACAAGCTGCTAAAGAATATAAAAAGAACAAGTGTGTTGAATTTAAAGATGTCTATGGTTACAACACTTACTATATGCTCAAGGGTGGAGATAATGAATTAGATACTGCAGCTGATGAATTCAATCCATTAAATACTAAGTCTATACGTAACGACTTTAAGAAGTTCGCAAAATCTAAGAAAACGAATAAAGTGTTAATGCAAAAGGTTGGAGCTGAGGTAGCCTAATGAATGAACTAACTATACTCGATTGGATTAAGCAAGACTTCTCTAGTAACCCTCGAAGGTTTATTATTGAAGTCATTGCATGGATTCTAAGCATTGGTTGTAGTATCACTATGGCAACCACTGTACCTAATCCACCCTTGATTATTCTATATCCAATATGGATTACAGGATGTACACTTTATGCGTGGGCAGCTTGGTCTAGAAAATCAACTGGAATGCTAGCTAACTATATGTTACTTGCGTCTATTGATTTAATTGGGTTATATAGAATGATGTTTATATAACAAAATGATCTAAATAAAGTGAAAATAAAGGTATACAATTACAGCTACATGTGATATAATATACTTATAAATTAATGAAACAGGACCTATATTATGAAAATCTCTACAATGACTATCCTGAAAACTCTGGCTAATAACAATCCAGATACTACTGTCTTTCGTAAAAAGATTATCGAGACTACTGCTCGAGAAATGGGTTATACCGGAAAGGATTTTGATTGTCTTATGACAAAAGATAATCGAGTTAAGATTGGTTCTTATGACCTTTCTGCTGTATTACCAAAACCAGTAGATGTAGCTTCTCAACCAACTGCTGTAATGTCTATGGTTGCTTCGGTTACAAACTCTGAAAAGGCATTAGTTGAAGTTGATCCAACGTTTGTTCCATGGGGACCATTTGCTGATATAACTAAAATTCTTAAATCTCAAATGTTCTTTCCAGTCTATATCTCTGGGTTGTCGGGTAACGGTAAGACGTTCATGGCTGAACAGGCTTGTGCTAAACTTAAGCGTCAAGTCATTCGAGTTCAAATCAATCCTGAAACTGATGAAGATGATTTGATTGGTGGCTTTAGACTTATAAATGGCGAGACAGTTTTTGCTAAAGGTCCAGTTCTAAAAGCAATGGAGTCTGGTTCGATTCTCTTACTTGATGAGATCGATCGTGCTACTAATAAGATTATGTGTCTTCAAGGTATTCTTGAAGGTAAACCAGTCTTAGTTAAAAAGACGGGTGATATCGTCAAGCCTGCTCCAGGATTCAACGTTATTGCTACGGCAAATACGAAAGGTAAAGGATCAGAAGATGGTCGTTTTACTGCTGCTTCGATTATAGATGATGCATTCTTAGAACGATTTAATATCTCTATTGATCAAAAGTTTCCTTCTAAATCAATTGAAGAGAAGATCTTAAACCGCCACTTTGAGAAGTTTAATAGTAAACCTGATATTGACTTTGTTACTCATCTTGTCAATTGGGCCGATATCATTCGTAAGACTTTCTATGATGATGGCATCGATGAAGTTGTTTCGACTCGTCGATTATGTCATATAGTACAAACATTCTCAATCTTTGATAACAAATCTAAAGCAATTGATCTTTGTATCTCCCGCTTTGATGACGATACTAAGGAAGCATTCTTAGATCTCTACTCTAAAGTAGATGCTGGAGTCATTATCGAGCCACTTGATGAGCATGACCCGATGCGACAACAAACTCATGAGTATGACCCGATCCTCGGGCGACATACAACTCATAGCTATTAATAACACATAGGATAATATAATGAAACAAGATACACAATTTGATGTTAACAAATATAAGTTTAACGAAGGTCAGCTACTCGCAGATTTAACTGCTTATATTCAATCAACATATTCGGAGCACTATTCGAAGAACAAATTCCAATCCACGGAGTTTATTATTGATTGTGGTCATGGAGAAGGCTTTGCCTTAGGTAATGTACTTAAGTATGTTCAGCGCTACGGTAAGAAGGGTGGCAAGAATCGTGCAGATCTATTAAAGGTCTTACACTATGCATTGATTGCTTTAAGTGTACATGACCAAGAGATCGAAAAGCGAGTACTTAAATCAATATCAAAAGTGAGTTGCGAATCGGATAGATCAGAGCGCGCTCGCAAAATCATCCGCGCTGAATCTGATCGTCTACTAGACGATAGTGATCCTTATCCAGAATTCTTATAAAAATAAACGTTTACATTTACGCAAAAGTATGATATAATATACATTCTTAAACAGGAGAAAACCGCATGACAGTAAGTATTTCAAATGATACTCTATCTGTACTCAGAAACTTTTCCAGCATTAATCCTAATGTTGTGCTAAAGCCTGGGCAAGAAGTCAAGACAATTTCAGAAGCAAAGAACATCCTTGCTGTTGCTGATATTGGCGAAGACTTTCCTACAGAAATGGGCATCTACGATCTTAATGAATTTTTATCAGTAGTAAATCTAGTTGATAAACCACAACTAAACTTTGGCGATAATCATGTTGATATCGTTGGTGGTAACAGTAAAGTTAAGTATTTCTTTTCAGATTCTAGTATCTTGACGACTCCACAAAAGGACATTACCATGCCCGACTGTGAAGTAGAAGTATCGTTTACCGATGATACATTGTCGCAAATACGTAAGGCTGCTTCAGCTTTAGGTCATTCAGAAATGTCTATTACTGCTACTGACGATGGTGTAAATATTAAAGTATTTGACTCAAAAGACAGTTCAGCTAATATATATAATATACAGCTTGCAAATGATGCAGGTTACAAAGAAGGTCAATTCGAATTTGTAATCAACATCAACAACTTGAAGCTGCTAGATGGAGACTATGAAGTTAAAATCTCATCTAAACTTATTTCCGAATGGAAAAACACAACCCAAGCTGTAAGATATTACATTGCCTTGGAAAAAAATAGTAAATATAACTCTCAATAGGAGAACAACATGTCAGAAGAAAACACACAAGAAGCACAACAAGAAGGCACTCCGGTGGTTCAATTGTCGCTTGCTGATCTAGCCGCCGTAGTACAAATTGTCGATATTACTACTAAACGTGGTGCCTTCGAAGGTGCTGAACTAGAAAGCGTTGGCGCCATACGTAATCGCTTTGCAGCATTCGTAGAAGCTCAACGGGATGCTCAAGAAGCTGAAGGTGCTACTGCCACAGACGAATCAGGTGATCCTGTTGAAGTCGAAGAAGTCGAAGAAGTCTAATTTAAAACAAACTAAAGGTCTTATATAATGGTTACAAGTGAAAAGCAATTGCTCATCGAAGCTCTCAAAAAAGGTAGTGTTACCGTAACATTCACTAAGGTTAATTCTGGTGAAATACGTGTAATGCCATGTACATTAAATCCCGAGGTACTCACTGCTAATGGCATTGATACTGTTAAGGTCGAAAGTCAAAAACCCACGAATGATCAAATCGTTTGTTGGGCTCTAGACAAAGACTCATGGCGGTCATTCAATGCTGATACAGTAGTTTCTTGGGAGGTCCTTTAATGAATGAATTTCTATGGGTAGAAAAGTATCGACCACAACGAATTAGCGACATAGTCTTACCTCGTATAATCAAAAAAACGTTTGAAGATATTGTTAAAGGAGGTGACCTACACAATATGCTTCTTACCGGTACAGCCGGTCTTGGTAAGACTACTGTAGCTAAAGCGTTATGCAAAGAACTCGATCTCGATTATATTCTAATCAATGGATCGGAAGAAGGCAATATCGATACGCTACGCGGAAAGATCAAAAAGTTTGCATCAACAGTTTCTCTTCAAGGTGGCTACAAAGTAGTCATCTTGGATGAGGCAGACTATCTTAACGCACAATCAACACAACCAGCACTTCGTGGATTCATTGAAGAATTCTCTTCTAATTGCCGGTTTATCCTAACATGTAACTTCAAGAATCGTATTATTGAACCATTACATTCTCGTTGTACACCAATCGAATTCAATATTGCTAAGAAAGATCATCCTGCACTCATGGTTAGTTTCATGGAAAGGTGTGAAATGATTCTCAAGGCTGAAGGTATTGAATACGATAAAGCAGTCATTGCTGAAATCATTATGAAGTATTGTCCTGATTGGCGTCGTGTTCTTAATGAACTACAACGTTATTCAGCGTCAGGTGTAATTGATTCAGGCATCTTAGTTTCGATATCAGAAGTAAATGTTGAAACTCTTATGAAGTCTCTTAAAGGTAAGAACTTCAAAGGTATGCGTCAATGGGTAGTTGATAACATTGATGTTGAACCTGCTGCACTATTCAGACGTATATACGACAACATGGGTGACTATATTGATCCACAATCTATACCTCAAGTTGTTCTTATCCTTGCTGATTATCAATACAAGAATGCATTCGTAGCTGATCATGAACTTAATGTGGTAGCATGCCTCACTGAAATCATGGCAGGGGTTCAGTTCAAATGAACCCATTCGAATACATAAATGCCATCAACAATACCAAGAAAGACATCATGGTAGATGACATTGCTGAATCTAAATACACGCCGTTTATGGTCAATAGGAGCTTATCTTATTTCCCAGACACGGTGTTGTATGCCAACGAAATGAATATTAATCACCACCTTGATCACCGTCTTCAGTTTGATTTCTTTATAAATATAGTTAAGAAGAAGAAAAGGTTCTCTAAATGGTCTAAACCTGAAGAGATCTCTGATTTGAATGTCGTAAAAGAATATTATGGTTATAGCAATGAAAAAGCTAAATCTGTATTATCATTATTTACTGATGAACACTTAACTGAATTGAGAAAAAGGATGAGCAAAGGTGGAAAACAATAATCAAATACAACAGTGGGCTCCGGCTGATATGTTGGAAGTTACACTTAATGAGCCTGATGATTTTTTAAAGATTAAAGAAACATTGACTCGTATTGGCGTAGCATCTCGTAAAGACAACAAACTATATCAAAGCTGTCATATATTACATAAGCAAGGTAGATACTTTATCGTGCACTTTAAAGAGCTGTTTCTATTAGATGGTAAGCCATCAAATTTAATTGAAAATGATATTCAGCGACGCAATACTATTACTACATTATTAAGCGACTGGGGTTTAGTTGAAATTGTTAATCAAGAACAATCAACAGATAAGGCGCCATTAAGACAAATTAAAGTCATTCCTCATAAAGATAAATCATTATGGGAGCTTTGTACTAAATATAACATAGGTAATAGTTAATGAGTATTAAGGATTTCGATAAGAACGCTCACTTAGGTAATAATGACTTAAGCAATATTGATCTAGCTAAAGAATTCCCACTGGCCAGCGAAACTGATGCTAGTGGGAATTATATTGATAACATTGCTAATAAGCAAAATACTTCTCTAGGTGAATTCTATAGAGGCGGGCAAACTAATATTCCGCAGAGTCAGAATATAGTTACTAGTACTCGAGTAACAACTGGCGAAGGTTTAACCTTGAGCGAGATTGATCCAACTCGAGGACCTATTCCTACTCGCACAAATGCCCCTCAGCATTCTTTCGAGCAAGCTGGTGTAGATATACCATTATCATTTAGTTTTGATACAGAGACACCCTCTCAAAACTACGGACTAGTTGATGTTGGCATTACACGACTAAGCACCGGTGCAAACTTAGGTAATTGGCGTACTGTTGGTTGGCAATGGTTTGATCGAGCGACTACAGGTGGTAATCCTGATGGCTTTTATAGCTCAAATGCTTATCCAGCTTCTTTACCTTTCTTTGATAGTTCAGGAGCTGATTCTGGGATCCAAGGCGATGGCAAATACTCAGATCTTATAAGAGTTGAAGTGGGTTATGCAGGCCTGCAGTCAGTAGTTGATAGTTCAACAGGGACTAGTGGTCTACCAGGCTATGGTGAGCATTTAAATCCATCTGGTTTAGTTGGCAATCCTAATAATAACTATATTTTATTTACTTACACTGAGAATAGCTCCATTAGTGAACCATCGATCTATCTTACCGACGCCGCTATTGGTTATGTTGGAGAACCATTTCGGGCAGATCCAATGCCAGACACTTTAACCTTTGAACATCCGAATGGATCTAAGGATGTTTTTAGTTTTGATGACGATGCTAATTTGTTTGATCAATATAGAAGTGGAAATGGTGGATTCGGCGATCGGTTTCAACGTCCAGTACTCGATAATAAATTTTCCTTTGCTTTTACTAATATTAGTGATGCATTTATGGAAAAGTATGCTGGCACGGTTCCAAAAATATCAATCACAACTAAAGCTAGTGAAAATCTTACTAGAAGAACATATAACAGTAAAGAGATTAAAGCGCCAAACTCATCACATAGTGGTGCAACTCCAGGACCAACTGATAGATTACAATTTGGTTCGGCAATGGCTGTATCCGATGAAGGTGATACAATGGTTGTTGGTGCTGGAGGTAATCCTTCATCAACAGCTCTTGGTGGCAATAACATCGCAGGTCGAATTCATATATATGAAAAAGGCGGAGTAAACAGCGATTTTGTACGAGTAAAGACGCTCACCGATCCAAGCTTTTCTTCTAATAAAAATACTGGCTTTGGTGGCAGATTAGATGAAATGACTCAGGGCTTAGAAGATATAAGAGATCTTACAGCGACTCCGATTGCTATTAGCGGCGACTATATAATGGTCGGAGCTTCAGGTGATAGTAATGGCGGTAAAGTACATATCTATAGAAAAATAAGTGGAACGTGGACATTCTCACAAACTTTAGTATCAGCAACAGGAACTCATGGCCTCGGCAATCAATTCCATCCCAATGGAATTCAATTTGGCGAATCAGTTGCTGCGCATGGGATATATTTAGTTGTAGGTTCTAGAAATTACAAATATACAGGAAGGGTTTTTGTTTATAAAAGAACAGGAACAACATATGCTTTATTTCAAACAATTGTGGCACCGTTTGGTGAAGGTTCCGCTGACGTTTCGTATAATAGACCAGGCACTTCCGGCGGCGAATACCCAGGTCATCCAAGTATTGCTTCTGGGACGCCTTACAATTACTGGAATGGTAATCGAGGGTTTGGTTATTCAATAGACATATCTGGAGATTATATTGCGATATCAGCTCCTGGAACAGATCATCAAACTAGTCCTGTAGGACGTATAAAATTTGAAGATGATCGTGATCTAAACGAAAATGGAACAAGATATTTGCAGTCTATACGAGGCTCAGTATACGTATATAAATTGAATGCTAGCAATACCGGTTTTGCTCTTCAACAGACTTTAAATTTACCATCTTCAGAGTATCAAGGGATTAAAAAGATATACGATGACCTTAAACAAAATTCGGGTTATATCGAAGATCTCGGTGGCTGGGCGACGTCAGCCACAACCCCTAGAAGACCACGTACTTTGGTAAATAATACATCAGCTGAGCACAGAGTAGTTAGTGAATTACTTGACAGATGCTTACCCGACGTCTATGGTTTAAAGGTTCAAATACGATGTGATCAAACCTATATAAATAGTGAATCTCCTTCTTCAAAGGGAGTTGTATTTATTGGTAGAAACGATTATAATATTAAAGTACCTGAAGTCGAAAATACAATGTCTGATGGTCATGGCCATGGTGGTCCATACCCGAGTACTATACCTGTTCAACCTTTAGCGAATGGATATATTGGAGGAGGCTTCTTTCCAGGTGCTGGATCTATAGACGTATGGACACTTGATAGTGCTGAAACTGAATGGACTAGACAAGATAAAATAGTTAGTAAATTAGAGACTGAAGAAATAAATTTCTTAAAGAATCTAGGAACAATTGGATTAATGACATCTATTAAGACTGTTGTACCTATGAGTGGAGCCGATGAAGGATCAGCAAGAAGACAATTTGGTTATAACTTTGATGTATCTCCTAATGCTCAATATTTAACTGCGGTTAAATTAAGTGATGAAAATAAAGCATTTTATGTTAATGAATACCCTTACCTTAGCGACATTGGATTTGTTCCAACAGCAAGAAGAAATACACCCGGCGGAGGATACTCGAGTAGTCCCAATTATCCCCACATTAATTATACTGAGTATAACAATGTCACTGAAAATTCAGATGCAGCAGAAAGATTAAACATCTGGGGTCAACCAATAACTGCTACATCTGGTACTTCAATTGTAGATAAACAAAATTCCGGTGCACCATTGAACGTGTTTCATTCTATAGCTAGCTCAAATGTGAGTCATTTTAGATCACCACCACCTGAAGTATTTAGGTTTAAAGATATATTAGAAGACTCAAATTCTAGAACAACCTCGAGCGATCCTTATAACAGTGGGGCTGTATGGTCTAGTCTAGGTAATGTCGGCCAGCCAAAATATGATCCACTAGAATTTATTGAATTAAATAAACAGGCGACTCATGAGATTTTACCACAATGGGTATCATCATTTGCTGGTAATTATACATTATCAAAACCTATTAGTAAGCATATTGCAAGTGATAACAATGGCAATGACGTAACAGGAAAATTACCTGGGTTAGGTACAAATGCACTTGTTATACGCAGCTTTCAAAGTGATGATCACGTTATATATGCTTGTCCTAACACTGGCGAATCACGAGCTACTGGACAATTTCTGCAGCAGCGGCCATCGATGAATTCAGGCATCTTTATATCCAATGATGATCTTCAAAATCAACAAAACGCTGTATATGAATTTAAAGAGAGTGTTGAATCTAGTAATCAACTCAATGAAATAAAAACAGATAATTTTTATGGAACATCAAATTCTGGATTAACCACCGCGTTTACCGTGGGTTCTAAATCGTCTACTTACGCTAGCACGGCTAATCATCCTGAATTGTTAAATCAACTTTATCAGGCTTATTTTTATGGCGGTTGGGGCGGTCTTGGTGGATATTATGGTGGTAGTTATTACCCGACTTACGACGCCTATCGTAATATTCCTGAACAAAATAGAACATATTCTTCTGGCCAGTTAACTTATTATGGATTTGATGCAGGTGATGCCAAGGGTAGTTACTATAAAAATTATGATCAAGGTACTTTGACTGCTTGGGGTCGAACGCAGGATCTTGGAAATAATGGTACTTATAATGCAAGGTATAGTTTTCTTATATATTCTCATTACCGATATGAACTCGGTGCAACTTCGCAACCATACTTATATGTTGGGGTAGAAGACACTGAAATAAACCGAGCAGGCCTTAATGTTAACGCATATGGCCGGGTTACTTATAGTTTTAACGAAGGTGATTTTTTCAATATTAATGGTGTAACATATAATGTTATTGCAGTTCAGGGTCGCGGTGGACCATATGCATTAAATGGTGGACATCCTAATAACGCTATACAGTATTATAAAATACAAGTAGCTAAGCAAATTGATTACAGCGGTTCCAACGCTGATAGACCAATGCCTGGTGAGCGGGTATATTTAAGTAGACCAACCGAATCTGTTACGAATGTTGCAGGAGCTGACATGTGGGGTAGATTACCTCCTCCTGGTGCAACACTTATATCAAACCAGCCGGAGCAAGTATATAATAACACAATAAACCCACAATACGGCAGTCCAGTGGGTAAATTTCAAGATGAGTATACTAATTCATTCCTAGAGAACGATCGCAACCCAATGACATCTACTGTAAGAGATGTTACTGAGAAATTTGATACTACTGATAGTATTGGTGGACTTAACTCGACTTCATTCATTGATGCAAGTGGCAAAACTCAAACGATTGTTATGTTAATAGAAGTAGTGCACTCTTCAGCAAATGATAACCGTAATGTTATTCCAGATGATTTCCCATTCGTGCAAGCTAGAGGAAGGTCCGGACCTAAAGGTGAATGGTTTATGAATGATGGTGCTAGAACATACTTCAATAATTTCGCGCCAGAAGTTACTGCCGAACGTGCAGAAGCTGAAAAGACTGCGTGGACTGGTATAACATTATCTCTAGCTGGAATTAAAGTAGAAAATAGCGATAACACTTTTAAAGAAATAACGATAACCAAGGGTGGTAATAGTGTAACTTTACTTCGAAGTAATGCCGTTTATAATTCAAGGTTTAATGGAAGTTCGCACTGGACATGGCCTGAACCAACACCAAGGAAACGACAAGCTGGACATACTGGTCATGCTAACTATCAAAGCATACTAAATAGCACTGGAACTGCAACTTTAAAAATTAAATAACCAATTGAGACTATATTATGATTATATCGCATACAAATAAATCTATAATTATGCGTACACCAAAGACTGGTAGTACAACATTAGAAACGGCAATTAGGATGTCGGTTAAAACGAACGAAGGTGATTTTGCGTCTACAACAGATGACTCTCAGCTTCCTGAAATATATAGCTGTCCAAGACATAAAGAATATATTGAATCATATGTTGACTTAGTATCTATTTCAAATCAAAGAATAAGAAATGGTGAAACATTGTCAGATGCCGAGGTTTCAAAGCTTAAAAATGGACCTAACTATATTGAATCTAGAGAGACTCGAGATCTATATACATTACCAAGCTTAAGTCATGGGGTGTTAGATGATTTAGTAAGTAAAAATCAAATATGGCATACATTTGATATTATTAAAGAAGAACAAATTGAAGAGTATACAAGCTATGCATTTATAAGAAATCCTTTAAAGCGAGTTCTAAGTGGCTTTATATTTATGTTAGAACGAATGGGATCAAATCATGATTCGAATCCTATGCGAGATAAGATACCCATAACTATAGAGGTGTTTAAAGATTATATTGAATGGCACACATTAGACAATTCATTAGTCACGAGAGCTCAAGCTGACTATCATAAATTTAATGGAGAAATCATAGCTACTCCATTACTATTCGAAAATTATAAGCAATCAATCGATTATGTTACACATCAAATGGGTGGTCATACATTACATGAACTTCCAATGTTTAAGTCTAGACATAATTTGATACAAATTATGAATGAAAAACCAACTGTTGAAACATGGATTAATCCATATCCAGAGATACGTGATACATTATGCGAAAGATATCATGAAGATATTGAGATGTGGGAAAAGCTTTCTGGAAAGAAAGTGTAACAAATTCTATACAGACTAGTTATTAGTTTGTATAAATAAAAATGAACCGCTGAATATTCAGGGTTCTATTACTAACCTTGCTAATTTAAATAGGAGGTCAAAAAATGACTAATGCAAGACTACACGTACCACGTTCACTTTTTCTCGGATTCGAAGGTTTATTTGACGATTTAGAGAGGATTCATTCTTCTGCGCGCAATGGGGATAACTATCCACCACATAACGTTGTGAAGATTGATGATGAGAATTTCCTCATTGAACTAGCAGTTGCAGGCTTTACTGAAGACGATTTAAACGTTGAAGTAAAGGAAGGCATACTGAAAGTTGCTGGAGAGATAAAAGACCAAGGGAATAATGAATACGTTCATAAAGGCATTTCGTCTCGCAGGTTCGAGAAATCATTTAGGATTTCAGAATTTGTAGTAATCGACGATGCAGATCTAAGGAATGGCATACTTGTGGTGAAAGCCAGAGTTGAATTTCCAGAAGAGAAGCGTCCTAGGAAGATCAATATCGGA